CCACCCACTTCAACGCGCTGGCGCCGGGGCAGAAGAAGGCGGCGCTGGCGATCATGAAAAGGTACGTGGTGGCCGCGGAGAAGGACAAGGCGAAGCGGCTGAGATCTATGATCATGGCGCGGGTGGCCAAGAACGGCCAGACGATCGAGTGGCTGCACGACGCCATGGAGACCTGGGGCGCGGGCAGATCTTTGAGAAGACTTAACTATGCCGAGACCGTGGAGGTGTGGAATGCCGTGATGGAGTGCTTCCCGGTTCACGCTCAGGCGAAAAAAGAGGAGCAAGATGAACGACAAGTGCGACAAATGCGGCGCGCAGATCCGGCTGGCGAATTACAAGCTGCATCCGGCGGAGACGCCGACGGACCAGCGGAAGTACTTTCAAAGCAAGGTGATCTGCCGGAAGTGCGGCCACTTCAACCTGAGAGTGATCGAGGTGAACAGTGAGAGATAGAGTATTCATGATCGTGCTGGCCCTGCTGCTGGTGGCGCTGCTGATCCTGGCGCCGCGGCATCCCTTCAGCCAGTGGCGGGTGCCCTGCGCGGTGTTCTGCGTGCTGGCGCTGCTGTGGCTGGCGCCGGAGCTGTGGGCGATGATGAGGGGGAAGAAATGATCATTACACTGCTATTGGCGATCGCCTTTTACAATGCAATCGGGGCGATACATTACACTATGCTGAGTGAGGATTATGACATCCCAACCTGGGCCTGCCGGGCCTCGTTTTTTTTGTGGCCGATCATTTTGGTAGTGCTGCCGGTGGTGTATGTGGTTATATGGATCCACGAAAAGCGGGAGGAGAAGAAGTGAAAGGGATGAAGCAATGCCCGATCTGCCACGGCACCGGCAAGCTGCACGAGGACGCGAAGGAATACGAGTTTTTGACGCGCGACCCCAGGACGGACCGCTGTTTGTACTGTGACGGCCGGGGCTACGTGGGAGCGCGGAAAGCGGCGCCGGGGACAAGGATCTTGAAAACAGAGGGACAGAGAGACAGAGAAAAGAATGACCTGCCCGAAGCGCTGCACCGCCTCGAGGACAAGGCGCGTACGAGCGGAGTGACGGCGAGCCTGAGCTTCAGCGGCCCCGCCGAGTACATCATCGAACTGATCAGGAGAATGGGAGGAGAGCATGAGAAAGTGTAAGCTGGTAGTGATCAGCCGCTGCAGCGACTGCCCTGTGCTGGGCTGCGAGAACCGGGCGCACTGCGGAGAGATCCCGGAGGCCTGCGCTTTGGAGGACGTTCCCCAGGCGATGGACAAGTTTCAATGCAACAACTGCCGCGCGCATTTCAGCCAGGTGCCCATGGAGCGGCCCTACTGTCCCGTGTGCGGAGTATCGGACGTTAACAAACTAATAAAAGCCTGAAGGAGATAAAGATGGCTATCAAGCAAAAGATCGGTAAGCATGAGTACTGGAAAGACGGCGAGGGCCTGCTGGTCCCGCTGAAGCACGTGAGCAAGCAGGACCGGAAGCGGGACGAGCTGGTGAACGAACTGGTGGCGGACGCGCGCAAGCTGGAGCTGCTGATCAAGGCGTTCAAGCAGACGATGAGCGCGAAGATCGACGCCTACCTGGAGGCCGAGGCGCAGAGCTTCGGGGAGAACTGGCAGGGCAACGCCCGGATCCGGGACTTCAGCCACAGCCTGGAGGTGGAGATCAGCAACGCGAAGCTGCTGACCTTCGACGAGACCCTGAGCATCGCGAAGAGCAAGATCGACGGGTGCATCGAGCGCTGGGCGCCTGGCTCCCGGACCGAGATCATCGCGTTGGTGAACCAGGCCTTCCGGGTGAACCAAAAGGGGCAGATGGACGTGAAAGCGCTGCTGAAGCTGCCGAGCCTGCAGATCGAGGACGAGGAATGGCAGGCCGCCATGGCGATCATCAAGGACAGCGTGACGGTGGCCGGGACCAGGCGGTACATCAACTTCCGCGAGCGCGGCGACGACGAGCGCTGGGAAACCATCCTGCTGAACTTCTCGGCGGTGTAACGATGCTGAGGCTATTCGCAATGTTGGCCGCCGTGTTCGCCATCCTGGAGCTGTGGACGATCTACATCCTGGCGAAGTACGCCACCCGCCTGAAGCGCGACCTGGACCGGGCGCAGAAGAGCCAGGCGTTTTACTACCAAAAGTACACGGAAGCGCAGGGCAAGCTGAGCACGCACGACCAGGTGCGGGCCAAGCACGAGCTGTACCGGCGGGCGCAGAACGCGGAGGGCGCGCTGCAACTGGCCGAGACGGACCTGCAGACCAGCCACGAGCATCTGAAGTACTACATCGAATACGCGGCCGACCTGGAGAAGCTGATCGTGCAGAAGGACATCGAGATCAGCGCGCGGGAACAGCCTCGGGCGGTGAACGAGCCGCTGTTGGAGGCGATCCGGCTGCAACGGGACGTGATCATCAACAAGTGCAAACAGACGCGGGCGCTGGAGCAGCAACTGGTGGCGGCGCAGGCGCAACTGGCCAGTTATTCGGAGCCGCAGGCGAGCCCGATGCTGAAGGCAGATGAGTAATAAAGCGCTGTGGAAGCGGGCCGCGGAGTTGGTGGGCGAGCAGGAGCTCGCCCGCCGGTTCCGGGTGTGGGTGAACAACCTGATCAAGAAAGAGCTCGTGAAGCGGTCTAATTTGCCCGTGAGCGAGTTTTTTCTTCAGCAGGCGGGTGAGATCCTGGCCGACCTGAATGAAGTGACGGGACGGCGTTATACGCTGACCGACGAGACGAAGGCCTTGATCAAGGGGCGCATGAGCGCGGGGGCCACCGGGGAGGATTTCAAAGCGGTGCACCGGGTGATGTGCGCCAGGTGGCTGGAGGATCCTAAGATGCGGGACTACCTGCGGCCATCGACGCTGTACAGATCCGGCCATTTCGACGAGTACCTGGCGCTGAGCTTTGAAAAGGGAAAAACAGAGGGACAGAGGGACAGAGGGCCAACGCCGGAATGGCGGGCCCAGGAAGCCGCGGCGGACGCGGAGCTGGCGGAGAAGCTGCTGAAGCGGGCGTGGTGGGCCTTCGACACCTGGGCCGAGTTCATGCGGTGGACGCTGCAGTTCCCGGACGCGGACAGCCTGGCGCGCTATGAGATGCCGGAGCGGATCCGGAAGATGCGCCACGCGCCGCAGATGCTGATGAAGGTGCTGACGGGTCCCGTGGACTGGGCGGAAGCGGAATATGAACAAATAAAAGCAGATAGAGGCGAGAATGGGTGAGATCAGAAAAGGGCGGCCCCCGACAAGATTCACAAATCCGTGGCGGGAGGAGCTGGGCTGCGAGGTGAACGTGTGCCAGGCGGAGCATTGCGACCGGGAGCGGATGCGGTTTTGCGCGCTGCGGAAGTGTTGGCTGGAACGGAAGCGGGAGCTGCGGGGGCATTGGGAGCAGGCGCGGAGCAAGCGGAGCCGGGCAGTGTATGAGCGGCTGTTGAAGCAGATGGGAGCTTTCGATGGGGAATAGGACCACGAAGGACAAGACGGCGCGGAACATCGTGATCAAGCTGGAGGTGCAGGCGGAGCTGGAGCTGGGGCTGAGCCTGAAGGAAGCCATCTACGTGGTGGCCGACCGGTTTTACCTGAGCTATTCGAGCGTGAAGCAGATCTATTACAACCAGCGCATAGAGTGAACCAGGGGCCCGACCGAGCGGGCCCAAAGGGCGCCCCGGCTGGTGACAGGCCGGGGCTTTTGTTTGTCCACGAATTACACGAATTGGCACGAATAAAAACAAGGCCGGCGCGGGGCCGGCCTGGCATGCTGAGGGGTATAACAACTATTCAGCGTGGCGGGGATCGACGTAGTAACCCAGGATGGACAGTTCCTTAGCCGTCCCGGCGGCCACGGAATGACCTGACAGGGCGAACCAACCATGATGTTGAGTGAGGACGTTGATGTGGCTGTTGGGATCCTGTTCAACGCCCATGATCATATCGGTCTCACCATTGGACAAGCGGACGAACAGGCCAGCCAAACCCGCGGCGAGGGCTTTGTTGGCCTGGCGACGCAAGTCTTGAAACTGGGGGGTGAGGAGGGCGTGGACATCTTCGGCGGCAAAGAGAAGCTTGGAACCGCTTTTCTTAGAGGTGCGAATCGCGGGGAGGGTGCCGGCCTCGACCCAGTTGTAGATCGTTTTGACGGTCACGCGAAAGATGTGGGCGACTTCGAGAGCTGTGTAGGTTATCATGTCATCCCTCCAGGCAGCAAAAAGAGCCGATCCAATAAGTGCGGTCGGTGTGGCTAACGCGCTCGTTCTCTATCTCGGTCACTTTTTTTTGAGCAAACCAGGCCTGCATGGCCCATTTGCCATCCTTTTCAACGCAAAGCGATTTGGGCGCCCAGACATCCAGGCGTCTCTCGATTTGCCCGATAACAAACAGGCCAGTGAAGCAGACGGCCTTTTCAGTGGACCGGGCGGGAACATGGTAAGTGGTAATTGCGTTCATGGTAATCTCCTTTGAATTTGTTAATCACGCTATCTGGTTTCATAAATAGCGGGGCCGGTTTTTTTGTCAAGAAAAAAAAGAGAAAAAAGAGAAAAAAAGAGAAAAGAGGAAAGGCGGAACTGCCTGGAGGGCTGTATTGGCAAGGGTTTCGCTGTCATAAAAAAAGTTTGTAATGGCCTGGATTCCGGGGCCCCCACCCCGGAATGACACAAAGATGGGGCAATAATTGGAATATAATACGCCGGGCCGTGGAACGCGTGATAAGGTGCGGCAGAGGTACATAGCATGAGCATATTCGACTTCATCCATAAAAGGCCGGTCCTGGAGCCGACGCAGCCTATGGCGGACAAGCGTCCGGCCGGGATCCTGGGCGACAGCATGCCGGGCTATCAGGAGCTGTTCGAGGAGAGCGCCATCACGCCCACCAAGATCAAGAACGCGATGACGGCGTACAGATCCGAGGGCAAGCTGCAGGGTTTGAGCAATTTGTTCCAACTGTTTTTGGACAGCGATGACAACCTGCAAAGCGCGCTGGACGTGCGCAAGGAGGCGTTGAAGAGCGCGCTGTGGAGCTTCGGCGAAGAGATGCCGGAGGCCAAGACCGAGTTTTACGACCAGCTGCTGCAGGACAAGCTGGCGCAGTGGGTGGACCTGTTCATCGAGGGCAAGCTCATGGGCCACCACTTCTACCAGCTGATCTGGGAGCAGGCGGCCAGCGGCATGTATCTGCCCAAGGAGCTGGTGCGTTACCAGAACCTGGACCTGCGGATCGCGAACCGGGCGCTGGCGCTGTTTGAGGCCGACAAGCCGGTGAAGCTGCCGGAGCTGAAGTTCATCGTGAAGTTATACCGGCGTCCGATCATCCACAGCATCATGCGCTACTACGTGTTCTTTTCCTTCGCGCTAAACAACTGGAGCCAGTTCGTGGAGACCTACGGCAAGCCGCCCAGGATAGGGAAGTACGACCCCATGACCACCGGGCCGGAGCTGAACGTGCTGAAGGCGGCGGTGAAGGCGCTGGGCACGGACCAGGCGGCCATCATCTCGAAAAACACCGAGATCGAATTCAAGGACTTCAGCGGCAAGTACAGCAGCCAATCGCTTTACAAGACGCTGTGCGACTTCGTGGGCGAGAAGGTGACGAAGCGGGTGCTGGGGCAGACACTGAGCACCGGCACGGGCGAGGTGGGGAGCTACGCGCTGGGGCAGGTGCACAACCTGGTGCGCGGGGACATCATGCAGGGCGACCTGCACGATCTGAAAGAGTTTATCGACACGATCCTGGACTATGTGGACCGCGTGAACTGGGGCGGCGAGGGCGTGAACCTGTGGCTGGACCTGCCGAAGCAGGTGAACCTGACGGAGCGGATCGGGATCGACGAGAAGCTGCGGAACATGGGGCTGCCGATCAGCATGGACCACTTTTATGATACTTACAATGTGGACCGGCCCAGGGATGACCAGGAGCTGATGCCGACGCCGGAGTATTCAGGTCCGGACTGGCCAGTTGACGAGGCACCGCCGGAAAAAGATTTGCAAACAGAGGGACAGAGGGACAGAGGGATAAAGGACCTCCTGGACAAGGTTGAGGCCGGGATCAAGAAGAGCATGCAGTCCGGGGAAAGGATTGAAGGACTGGATTCTGGGGCCCCGCCTGCGCCACCCCGGAATGACAAGGTGGTGGAGCTGGCGAGTAATGACAAAAGTTTGGCAAAGCTGCAGCGGGAGATCCGGGGGCTGGGGAGCATCGAGGAGCTGCGGGCGTACAATCCGCGCTGGTTCGTGAGCGAGTTTGGCAGCGAGCTGGCGTCTGCTGCCGTGAGTGAATATATCAAGGGGCGCAAGCAGGGCAAACAGAAGAAGAGCAAGCACAGCGGCCTGCCGGAGATCACCTGGGATTGGGACAGCACGAGCGTGGTGGCCGCGGGCAAGTTCCGCAACCAGGCTTACATCGTGAGCGGCGTGCGCACGAAGTCCGCGCTGAAGACCCTGCTGGCGGAAGCCGAGGCGGTGGTGGACAGCGGCGGGAGCTTCACCGACTTCATGAAAGCGGCGGATTTGAAAGGCTTTAGCCCTGAGAATCCGATGCACTGGAAGACCGAATTCGAGACCGCGAAGGTGGCCGCGAAGGCCGCGGGGCAATGGCAGGAATTCGAGACGGACGCCGACCTCTTCCCCTATCTGCAGTACCTGACCCTGCAGGACAACCTGGTGCGCGACGAACACATTCCGCTGCACGGCACCATCGCCGAGGTGGGCAGCGCGTTCTGGATGGAGAACTACCCGCCGAACGGGTGGAACTGCCGGTGTTACGCCGAGCAACTGACCAGGACCGAGGCCGAGGGGCTGCCGGGCTATGGCCAGGAAGCGCCCAGCTATGTGCCGCCGGAGGGATTTCGGAAAAACGTGGGGATCGACGGCAAGCTGCCGGGCGACGCGGAAGCGGGCTATGGCGACTACGCCGACGGCCCCGACAAGGATCTGTTCACGACCGAGGCCGGCCCCGCCGGGCCGGGCCTGGGCAGGATCCGCCTGACCGAAGGGAACGACGAGTATGTGCGGGACGCCAACGGCTATCCCGTGCTGATGGACGGCTTCCAGGAACACCGCGAGGTGCTGACGCAGCCAAACGAGATCTGGCAGGCGAAGGGCGTGACCAGGTACATCCGGGTGAGCGGGGACCAGGTGCGGGTACTGAGCGCGGAGGCCGGAAAGGCGACCGACCTGCAGACGATCTGGAAAGACGAGTATAAAGACCAGGGGCGCGAGGGCTTTCAGGAGCTGTGAAGAAGCTGAAGGTGATGGGGATGCGGGTGAGCGTGGTGGAGATCCACCAGCCGGAGGACCAGCTGGGCTGCTGTGCCGAGAAGATGATGCAGATCGAGCTGGACCCGATGCTGACCCCGGAGCTGCGGATAAAGACCCTGATCCATGAGCTGACCCATTTATACGCCAGCGCCCTGGGCCTGAGCAGCTGGGGCGAGCGGACAGTGACGGCCGTGGAGAACATCATGTGGATGATGCTGCGGGAGAATCCGGGCATAATGAAGGACATCCAGGAACTGAGATAATGGCATACAAACAGAGTGTGATAGAGACGGCGCGGCAGT